GTTATCGAGGTAAGCCCCGATTCTGAGGGAAATTGCAAGCTAAGTGCGGTAGAGTATCGCGACGATCTATATGCGGATGATGACAATGACGCTCCCGCTCTATCCTGATTATCTGCCGCTGCCGCTCAAGTTCACCCGATCGAATCAGACCGGCGATGCAGTCCTGCGCACGGATAGGCTAAAGGGGCTTGCTCGCCAGCGGCAATGGACTGCTGCGCCGACGCTGTTGTTTGAAGCTGAGTGGCATATTCCGAACGAGAAGGCCGAGCTATTCATCACCTGGCACGCGAATGAAATCGCAAATGGTGCCGCTTGGTTTGAGATGCAGTCCTATTACTCTGGCACGCTTGCAGAGAGGCGCACGCGGTTCACTGGCATGTATTCCGGGCCTGACCCTATCGGCGTTGGGCATGTAAAATTCACGGCGCAGCTAGAGGTGTTTGAAAGGCCTGTGATTCCTCCAGAGTGGCTTGAAGCGCCCGAGTGGTGGTACAACCTCGAATGGCGTAGCATTTTCGATATAGCAATGAACCAAACGTGGCCAGAATGGGAATACTCCGAAATGGCTGATATTTTTGATATAGCAATGAACGAGGAGTGGCCCCTGCCATGAGCGCCCCAATCCCTACAGATAAACCTGTTGGCTCAACTGATCCACGCGACTTGATCTTTAACGCCTATACCCTGGACATCCGAGAGAACAGCAATCTTCCGACTTACCCGGATCGTTTTGGCGTAATTCGCGACACTCGCCAAGGCGAACAGGATCAATTTGAAATTGCACAAGCTGGACGCGAGCTGCAATTCCAGCAGTTCCTAACCGACTCCGGCTTCGTATCGCTCGGCAACTACGCTGCCGGCCTGAACTTCACCGCATACAACCAGTACATGGCCCGCAACGGTTTCTTCTATCGTCCTGCGCCTAGCTCTATCCCGTTCACGACCACCGGAATCTGGGTAGGCGGCGACGAGGGTCTGTTTAACCTGTTTTCGGCTGATGATGTTTTGCGGCAGGACTTGGCAGGCGATGCTGACCCCCTAAAGGGTGCAGCGCTTGTGGGTAGGCTTCCCCTGCAAATTAACGATGTTACCGAATTGCGCGCAACGCCTGGCCGCTTTGCAGGCGACCGCGCGGAGCTGCACAACTACCTAGCCGGTGACGGTAAGGGGCATCGCTTCCTTACTTGGGTAGCCAGTGCCGCCACTGATGATGGTGGTATGCGATTTGCTGCTACTGGCGGCCACTGGTTGTCCGACCTAAACCAAGACGGTCGGGTTGATGCTCAGTTCTACGGCCTGCCGCTGGCGTCGGGATCGTGTATCGCCCAAGACGCTGCCATTGAGGCGTACTGCTTCGCCAATAAGGTGAGCGCGTGGTACGGCCCCGGCGTTTACGACTACGGCGACAACAACTGGTCGTGGTCAGGGGTTCGTACAGCCGGCAACGCCTTGAAGGACTACGAAGGCGTGCGCATCTACTCGACACCGCTGGCAACCTTCAAGACCACTTCTGTGGGTGGCGCTGACGTGATGCAGTGCTGCGGAATTAAAAACTTCGGGGTTATCGGTTACCCAACCGTCACCGCAACCCTGAACAACGTCGACACCTCCTTGTCCGGCAGTAACGCGCTGTCGCTAGTGTTCGGTGCGGTTGATTGTGTGTTCGAGCTCTCTGTTAAGGATATGCCGGGCATTTACAAGCCAAGCGGAGCAATTGACGGCGGCCAGGGTTTCAGCATCCAGCCCGGCGCAGGCAATACCAATCCCTATAGCAACATCGTTCTGCGCGGCAGCGTTGATGGTGCGACTCAGGGTTTCGGCTGCGACTTCGAGCTTGACGACCAAGTGGCTCTGCCGCTGATGGGTATTCACCTTGATCTTGATATCGCCGATTGCTACCGAGGTGCCGCCATCGCTGGTGCCGCTGCCACGGTGGCGGGCAAGTCTTACACCGGTATCACCGGCAGCGTAAGGATTCGGAACTGCCAGCAGGCATTTCTTAACTTCCGCTCGCTTGGCACTAACTTAGATGTTGAGGTGGTTAACACCCTACCAAAAGAGTCGCTGGTTAAGCACGCTTTCAACCCATCCGTATTCGTCACCAATATCCTCGCGTCAAAGGATGGTGCAGCCAGGGTGTATGGTCGGGTGCTTACCGTGGATACGCTGCTTAATATCGGCGGCACGCCAATGGGCGGCGGCCAGTTCGGCAGTACTGAGAATTTCACGCTAGACCACGCCGTCGCATTCTCCGGGGCTACTGATCAAGTTGTTGTTGTTGATTCTGGCGGTAATGCTGTGGACAAGTGCCGCGTAGCCCTTTCCCACATCACGACCGGTTATGCCGATCTATCGACCAAGGGCAGCAACACTGTACAGGTAAACGGCGCAATCATCGCGCCTGCCGCATACCCAGGCGATGCGTCTGTAACAGCAGTGGCCGGCCCTACTTTCAAGGCTGTTTATGATGCTGCGCTTGGTGCCGTGCGTACTGTTTCTTTCTCGGCAGGTGCTCGGCAGGGCGATACTGTTCGGGTGGTTAGACTGGCGTCTGCAACTGGTGGCGGTGTTTCTGTAGGCGGACTGGCCAACATTCTGGCAGGCACCTGGGCAGAGGCCACTTACAACGGCTCCACATGGGCTATCACCGGTCAGGGCAGCGTGTAACATTGGGCATTTTGTGATGCTGGAACTTTCGCCAGACTATGCGGTCGCCCATGCTAGAATCCCAACCGTCTATCGGGGGATTTTCTTATGAGTAAAGAGGCTGTATTGGCAGCGGTAACACTGGCAGGCGGGGCGACCTTCGTAGTTCACCCGCACGCCGCTATCGGGGCAGCGGTTGGCTGCTGCTTCTTCCTGGCGATGCCTTGGGCGGCTGGCAATCTCGCGTGGTGGCGTCGGTTGCTGCTGTCCGTGTTCAGCTACGGTATGGGCTATGCAGCTGGGGCGTATATCGACGGAAACGGCGCGATGCTGGTATCAGGCTCAGTATCGGCAGTTGCTGCGATCTTCTTCTCCGCCCTAAACCGCACCGGGAACACTGATGGCCCACTGCCGCTATGGCTTGGACAGATACTAGACCGCATTCCGTTTCTCAAGCGCGGGGATCGCAATGATGGATGATGTGCTGTTATGGCTGCGCGTAGCGGCTCACCTTGTCACGTTTGCTGCCTTGACGTTCTGGTATCGCGACCCGTGCGCGAGATACCGCCCAGGCGTCTCTATTCTGGCGACCGCTATAGCAGCGTCAAGCCTCGCCGCCGCTGTTACCGTATCCATTTTTAAAACCCCTGTCGGCATATTCGACACGTTACTTTTCGTGGCCTTCTGCGCGCTTGTGCTGCGCGCGGGCGGGAATGTGGCGCGGTTGTTGCCTAGGCGTGTGTGGGAGCATAGGCCGTGAATATTGAGCAAGCGCTACGATGTTCCTCTCCTTCGAGTCAGCTTAAGAACAATTTGGCGCGCATGGCATCCAGTTATCCCGAACATGCGTCCAAGGTCCTCATATGTAGGATGGTAGGCCGAGTGAACATTTCTTACGGCGTCGATGAACTGGTCTGTGTATTTTGATAGGTTTGTTTTCTCTCCGTGCTGCCTGCAAAGCCCGGTATTTCTGGCGTGGTCGTTGTTTTCTTTAAAGCTGGCCCACTCTATGTTCTCAGCCCGGTTATCGGTTTTTATTCCGTTTTTATGGTTTACGGTTTGTTTAGAGTAAACAAAATCAGGCTCATCTAAAAATGCCTCAGCGACTAGACGGTGAACTAAAAGATGTTTCCCGCTAAAGCTTACGGTCAAATAGCCGCTGGTCTGCATGGTTAGCCTAAGCTGAGCAGCCGGAAGCGTTCCAGACCTGCCGTCCTTGTATTTTAACGGCCTGCTTGTGCGCCTAGCTAGGCCTGTGTTAGATACCTCAATAAAGTTGTTGGTGCTATGAACAGGTCTCCACTCCACGATACATCTCCTGCGTTTTAAGCGTCTTAGGGGTCTTTATTATGAACATCGAACAGGCTCTTGTACATCTTTTAAGGTCAGAAGGCGGATTCGTGGATCACCCATCCGACCCAGGCGGCGCGACCAATCACGGCATCACTGAGCGCGTAGCACGCCAGCACGGTTACACAGGCGACATGCGCGACCTGCCGCTAAGCGTGGCGACCACGATC